AGCGAGCAGAGAACAAGATCGACGGCATCGTGGCACTGATCATGGCGCTCTCTCGGGCTATCAAGCCCGGGGAGAACGTGGTGCTGGGATCCGACTACGAATTGATGCTGCTCTGAGCCAATGGGATTACTGAGTTTTTTCGATCGATTCAGGGCATCAAGCGATGACCGATCTGGCTGGGGTGATTTCTGGTTCGAGCCAGTATCGGCCAGGACCTCCAGTGGGGTTCGTGTCACCCCTGATGCGTCCCTTCGTCTTTCAGCGGTTTATGCCTGCGTGCGCATCCTGTCCGAGACAATGGCGTCTCTTCCCATCGTGCTATACCGAAAGCGGGCCGATGGTGGAAAAGACCGGGTCACCGATCACTGGCTGCACACCTTGCTTTGCCGCCGGCCCAACCGATACCAAAACCCGTTCGAGTGGCGGGAGATGCTGCAAGGCCATTTAGCCCTGCGCGGTAACGCGTACTGCCAGATCATCACCAACCCCCGCGGTGAGATCGTGGAGTTGGTACCTATCCATCCTGACCGGGTGCGCATGGAACTGCTGCGCTCAGGAGAATTTCGCTACCGGGTCACAGACCGATTCGGAGAAGAAGCAGTCCTGCCGCGCGGGGATGTCTGGCATCTACGGGGTCTGTCTTCAGACGGCTTGATGGGCATGAGTCCTATTGAGTTGGCTCGGGAGAGCCTGGGAATGGCCTTGGCTGCCCAGGACTACGGCTCACGGTTTTTTGCCAACGACGCCAAGCCCACGGGCGGCTGGATCGAGTTTCCTGGCTCCTTCAAGGATGCAGAGGCCAAGAAAGTCTTTCGCGAGTCCTACCAGGCAGCGCAGTCTGGCGCCAACCGCGGCAAGGTACTGGTCCTAGAAAACGGTATGAAGTTCCATGAGGTCGGCGTGACCAACAAGGACGCACAGTTCTTGGAGCTTCGCAAGTTTCAGATCACGGATATCGCTCGGATCTTCCGGGTGCCGCCTCACATGATTGCGGACTTGGATCGGGCCACTTTCTCCAATATCGAGCAGCAATCACTCGAATTCGTGATGCACACGATGACGCCTTGGGCCGAGCGCTGGGAAGCCTCGATCGGCTCTGAGCTATTGCTCGAAGGCGACGACCTGGAGGTCGAGTTCGACTTTGCGAACCTGATGCGTGGCGATGCAGCTAGCCGCTCCGCGTACTACCAAAGCGGCATTCAAAACGGCTGGCTCACCCGCAACGAAGCGCGTGTGGCGGAAAACCTCAACCCGCTGGAGGGCCTGGACGAGCCCTTGCGACCGCTCAACATGGTGGAGGAAGGTGATGCCGAAGAGGCTGAGCCACCTGATGCCGCGGCGGACAGCGAATTGGAGCCGCAGGCACCTGTCGATGAGGAAACCAATGCGCGCTTTCGCGCCGTGCTTGCAAGCGCGGCTGACCGTTGGGCGAGGCGCATCAGCCGCTCCGGCGCGATTGACGAAAAAGAGATCTGCCTCATTGCAGAAGCCTTGGCCGTACCCGTGTCAGTTGCCGAGAAATGGGCGCAAGAACAAGACGGTCGGACTCTTTCAGAGCCAGACCTTCGCCAATCACTGATCCAACTGGGAATGAACTCATGAATCACCAATTACTGGTCGCCGAGTTTCTGGCGACTCCCTGGGCCTTGATGCCCGAACGACTCAATGCCCTGGCGGCAGTGGTCATGCGCTGGTCTGCGGGCATTCCTGCCGAGTCCGAGAACATGATCCGCATCCAGGCCGACCGCGTAATCCGTGAATCGCGCCGCCAAACTGCGGCGGTGCAGTCCTCGGGCGGGATCGCGGTGCTGCCTCTTTATGGGGTGGTCACCCAGCGCGGAAACATGGTCGACGATGTTTCTGGCCCTGGCAGCACCAGCACCCAGCAGTTTTCTACGGCGCTACGCCAATTGATCGCTGATGACACGGTCGGCCAGATCTTGATCGACATCGACAGTCCAGGGGGCAGTGTTTACGGCGTTGCAGAACTGGCCGATGAAATCCAGAGCGCCCGTGCCCAGAAACCTGTGATCGCGGTGGCCAATTCACTTGCAGCGTCCGCCGCCTACTGGATCGGTTGTTCGGCCTCCGAGTTCTATGTCACTCCTGGTGGCGAAGTCGGCTCCATCGGTGTCTGGCAAGCACACCAGGACTACAGCAAGGCGCTCGAAGATGCAGGCGTAAAAACCACCCTGATCTCAGCGGGCAGATTCAAGGTTGAAGGTAACCCCTACAGCCCGCTGGATGCAGAGGCCCAGTCCTTCATGCAGTCCAGAGTGGACGATTACTACGCTGCTTTCACCAAGGCCGTGGCCCGTGGCCGCGGGGTGCCGATCTCCCAGGTCCGCGAAGGCATGGGCCAGGGGCGGGTTCTTGGTGCCGATGCCGCACTGGCTCAGAACATGGTCGACGGCATTGCCACCCTCGATGACGTCATCAAAAAGATGCGACGCAACGCTCGGCAACTGAGTAAGCCAGGAGCTACGCGCCTGAGGCAAGCCAGGGACGCCCTGGCCTTGCTTTAACCCAATCCCGGGGCTGCTCCATCGAGTTGTCCTAGGTCCGAATACGACCCGAAGGTCGTTACCCGTTTCATTCCATCCGAGCCGCCACACCGCGAGGTGTCAGGCGGCATTTTCATTTCTGGAGAATTCAAATGAGTAAGCAACTCCGCGAACTGCAGGCCCGCAAAGCTGGCCTCATCAAGGAAGCCCGTGCGCTGACCGACCGCGCAGCGGCCGAGAGCCGCGACATGAATGATGAGGAGACTTCGGCCTTTGATGCGCTGAAGACCCGAATCGAGTCGGCTTCTGCGGCTATTGACCGCGAGGCGGCCCTGATTGCCGAGGAGGCACAAATGGCCATGACGGTCGATGCGTCGGCAGGCAACTTCATCACCGTCACCGACAATCGCGAAGCCGATCCCAAGCACGGCTTCAAGACCGTGGGTGAATTCATGCAGGCCGTTTTCCAGGCAGAAAAGCCCGGCAAGTCGGTCGATGAGCGACTCCTGATTGGCGGCGGCCGTGGCGCTGCAGCCCCCAGCACCTACGGTAACGAAGGGTCTGGTCAGGACGGTGGCTTCCTGGTGCCTCCGGAGTTCTCGCAGCAGATCTTCCGTCTTTCCCTGGGCGAGGACTCCCTGCTACCACTGACTGACAACGTAGAGATCAGTGGCAACAGCATGGCCTTCCCCAAGGACGAGACCACGCCCTGGGGGACCAATGGCATTCGTGCCTACTGGCAGGGAGAGGCTGCCTCGGCCGTCGCCACCAAGCCTGTACTGGGTCTCTCAACCCTGCGGCTCAAAAAGCTCATGGCCCTGGTGCCCACGACCGACGAGTTGCTGGATGACGCCAACGCTCTCACGAGCTACCTGCCCGAAAAGGTAGCTGACTCGATTCGCTGGAAGACCAACGAGTCCATCCTCTTTGGCGCGGGCAACGGAGTGCCGATTGGGGCCTTGACCGCAGGAGCTACGGTCACCGTGGCTAAGGAAAGCGGCCAGGCGACGCAGACGCTGCTGCCGCAGAACCTGGCCAAGATGATCTCGCGCCTGCCCACCGGTAGCTTTGCCAGATCGGTCTGGATCATCAATAACGATGTCCTGCCCGCTCTGTTCACCCTGACCCTGGGCAACTACCCGATCTACCTGCCCAACGGCCTGTCTGTCGGTGGTATCCAGGTTTCGCCCTACGGTTCCTTGCTGGGGCGTCCGGTGTTTGTTTCCCAGCACGCCAACTCGTTCTCGGGTCAAGGCGATGTGCTCCTGGTGGACCTGTCTTACTACCAGACGATCACCAAGGCGGGTGGCCTCCAGACGGCAACGTCGATGCACCTGTACTTCGATGCCGACCTGACTGCCTTCCGGACCACCTTCCGCATGGATGGCCAATCCAAGGTTTCCGCACCGATCGCCCCTGCCAAGGGCAGCGCCACGATGTCCCCATTCATTCAACTGGGCGCGCGCTGATCGCCCCAACTTCTAAGGAGAACATTCATGTTTCCCAACGCAAAAGGCAGCGAACTGCTTGCCATCCTCGCCACGCTAGACCCTGTCAGCCAGG